CCGCGAAGACCTGATCCTGCACAGCGTGGTCAGCGAGGAACTCCTTCGGGGACATCCTGGGCAACCCAGCCTTCGCGAGGTACTCAGGCAGGTCCTCCTCCATGACCTGATAGGCCCCCAGGGCGCGACCATGACGAGTCATCACCCCGATGGAGTTGTAGTTCCCACCGGACTCGATCTGCTTGATCGCACTCGCGGCGGCTCGGATGTCGACTTGCCCTTCGCCCCAGCGGCCATTGGCGCCTGTGGAGATATCATGCGAGATCATCCGCGCACCCACGGTGTGGTTGGCATTCTGCGTGAGATTGGTCAGCTTAGCGATGTCCTGCCCACGGACTTCGCCTTTTTTGATTGCATCCTCTAGCATCTCACCTGCGCGAATGGGCTCAGACTTCGCAAGGCCCTGAATCCGCTGCGACCACAGCCAGGACTTCCGCTGTCGGATGGCTTCGTTGACCTGCTCTTCATCCCAGCCCTTGAGCCCACCCTGCGACCGGACTTCGATCTCGACTTCGTTCAGGCCGTTGCGGAACGAGGCGTCATCCTGAGGCGCAGAAAGGGTATTATCCCCAATAGCCTGAATCCGCGACTCGCTCGAGTTATTCGCATATACCTTATTCTGTGTAGCCGCGTGCCCAGCGCCATTGAACACCGTTCGCCCCATGGTACTAAGAGACTGGGTGTCGAAGAGCTTCTGAGACATCCCATTGGACAACCCATCGCGGATGCCAGAGCGAGCCTTGCGGAGGTCTTCGATGTACTGTGGATAGGCGTCGACTGCATCTTTGCCCTGCTTGCTTGAAAAATCCGCATGGAGCTCCCCGGCCTGTTGCATGTATTTGGCATCGGCCTCCTGGGCTTCGCTGTGATTCGCAAGGTCCTGCATCGCAATGCCGCGCGCGAAGATCTCACTCCCCACGGACTCGCCGGTCTTGCCAAGCCCCTCCACTGCCTGCCAGACATTGACCCCGAACGCGGCCGGCATCGCATCAGCCGTGTACCTCGGCGTCGGCTCAAGCTGTGGCGCGACTTGAAGGGTGCCTGAATACGGAACTTGCGGCATGGTTATGCACTCGCGTCGCTAGATGTACCCCACATACCCATTTGCTTCCCTTGCAGCCACTTAGAGCTCACACTGCCCACGGTACCAAGGATCGACGACGCGGCGTTGATGTCGCCAGCAGTCCTTGCATTCGCGCCAGCCATTGTGTCCAGCGTGGCCTGATTGAGGTCCATCGTCGCCTTCGTGCTGAAATCATACGCCGTCTTAGCCGCATTGGATCGAATCTGCGTGAGGTCCATCCGCGTGAGCAGGTTCTGCGATCGCACCACCTCGGCCGCCGAGCCCATCCCGATCGCAATATTCGATGCGCCTTGATCCGCAATGATCTGCCCACGCTGCTGCGCGGCCTTCATCCCAAACTGCTGCGCCTGTTGCTCGCCTTGATTCAACGCGTACTCGGCGTTCTGGCGATCGATCGTCGCATTGATTTGCGCGACCTGCGCCTGGTAGTTATACATCTGTTGCTGGGCTTGCCCAGACTTCTCAGCGCCCTTGGCTCCAAGAAATCCTCCCATAAGCGAGGACCCAATCCCAATCATCCCAAGCGTTGCTGGATCAGCCATGATTTGCTCGAATCGTGAACGGGACCAAGCGGTCCTCTGGGGCGCCAAACTCGGCCCCGAGCCAGCGGAGCCAGCGGATGGACTTCGTTGCAGAGACCTCGCAGTGACCAATGATCGCGGGGAACTCCGTGAGCATCTCCGCGATCACCACCTGGGAATAGCGAACGAAAACAAAAACGTGTTCCTGCATGGCCTCCGTGGTGCGCAGCCATAGATAGGCCTGGTCAGACAGCAGGGTCGGCGGAATCAGCCCCATGTAGCAAAGCACCGCGTCGTCGTCCTTACCGATCCAGGTCCAAATTGAATTCCGCATGAAGTGACCAATGGTCGCGCGTTCATTTGCAGGCAGCATCGCCAGTTGCGATGGATAAAGCAAGCCATATGCCTCGGGACCCGGAACGCGAAGTAGTCGTGCAGTCATCGCCGTACTTGCCCTCCATCGCCGAGGGTGATGTTGGGGACCACAGCCAAAATGGTCGCGGGCAGCGGAGCGGACTGGCGAATGCAATACTGGCCCGGGACGGTGTAGGTGCCGTCAAGAATGGTAAGGCCTTGGCCGTTGACTAGATCGGTGACCACTTGGGTGTCCTGTCCAGTCAGCATCGAGGACACATTGCCCTTCACGAAGTCCTTCATGGGCACAAGGCGATTGAACGAGGAGCCGATGTTAAGCCCCAAGGTGTCCGCCACCAGCACAGCCACATCGTTGATCCGCTTCACTTTGCCCTGCACTGTGGGATCACCAAGGTCAAGGGGAAGGGTCTGTAGATCACAGTTAAAGCCGATCCCTACGGTGACCTTGCTGGCCGCGGTGGGCAGTGTGAACACTCCGCTCGTCGGCATCACAAATGGAGGGATGACCACTCCGTCGGCGAGGCCAGTAACCGTGACCCCCGCCAGAAACTGGGCTCCGCTGAAATTTGTGGCAGGGGCACCGACATATTGGATTCCGCAGTCCACAGTCCATGCATCGGCCACGCCGCTAGGGAAAGTCCGCTCAGCCACGCGTTCAATGTACTGCACTGAGTGGCCGTTGATGATTCGCGCGACCACTGTGTATATGGCATCGACCTCTCCTGCGGTTGCAGTGTTCTCAACGATAGTGGCGACCGATTTAAAGGTTCCCCCGGTGGTGGCGGAGTGTGCCCAGCCAATAAATTCTTGCTCCTTGAGGAAGGTCAACGTCAACATGGTGCCATCGCTACGCACTGCCCAGACGACCTTGAATGGCTCCTCTGCCCAAGCCCACTCTTTGATAGTGTAGCCATAGAAGAGATGCGAAGCGATGGCCGAGATATCCGTGCCAGTGTAGACGTTGGCGTAGATGTTGTACACACTATCACGAACGATGGAGCCCTTGGCCTGAACATACAGCACATCAAAGTTGGCGATGATCGGCGGGACATCGCTGACGCCGTTGAAGGACTGAGCATTGGCCACCAGAGCAGATGGAGTGACCGCAGAGCCCTGTCCAGTGCCACCGTTGATGAGCCAATTATTCCGATCGGTGAACATGATCAACCCGGCCGACTGCGGAACCATGGACTTGATCGTGTTCAACTGCCCAGAGACCAAAGTGCCGGTGATGGAATCATCCGCCTGCGCAACGACCGAGACATCGAAGTTGAAATATTGTCCCGGCTTGGACATGTAGAAAGTCTGTGGTGCCGCCAAGGGTGCTGCTAGGATCAATCGCTGTTGGAAGAACCCCGGGACAGTGGGATTGCCGCTGCCGCTGGCAGAAAGCGTTGCGACTGCTGTGGCCGCACCCGCGGAGAAGGTAACGGTTGGAGTCGAGGTATAGCCACCGCCCGAAGCAGTAACGAAGACTTGGCCAACACCCCAGATGAGATTGGCGGTAGCGCTCGTGCCCAAACCAGAGGTCGCGATCTGTATTACCGGATTAGTAGGGGCAGATGACCCAGCGCCAGCAACAGAGCCAGCATTGGAACCTATGGTCGTTATGGGCTTCCAGGTGGCGACTGCACCGCCGCCGCCAATGGTGGCGACAATAAGCGTAACGCCGTTGGTAAAGGTGACAAGATCATCGATAACATAGCCAGTCCCACCCGCACCAACAGTGGGGGTTCCCTGCACTTGCAGTATGGCATTGGCGGACGCCACAATCGTCGACCCGGCGCCAGTGAAGTTCACCGCAGGGACGATGGTGTAGGTCCCAGTCGCAGTGACAGCGACCGAGGCGACACCCGAGCCCACGCCCACAATGGGGTTCTTGGCAATGGGTGGTGTTTGGGAGAAATCGGCACTTATGTTGTCGTCGATGAAAGTCGTGTCTTTGGTGGAGCCGATGAAGCCATAGATAGACCCCGCGGGCAGGGTGCCGAAATAGCTTATATTGGTCTTATAGACATTGTATCCAACCGCCCCAGCAACTGCTCCCCACGCAATGGAAATGGTTCCTGCCACAGTGCGCAAATCATAAATCGGTCCCAATCCACCTGCGGCAGAGGGATTGGATTCCTCCCCATCAGAGTTCACGGAGGTCACAACGTAGGAGTAGTACACTGACAGTGGCGCTGTTCCCGCAGCAGGAAAGCTAGCGGTAATCGTTGGCGTTCCAGGTGGGGAGGCTTCGGTGCCAATCACGATAGGAAGCAGCGACCAGTTGGTCGCTGTGACTATGGTCAAGACTTGTGGTGCGTGGTTGGGATGGCATATAATGAGTTGGTTGACGTTCTGTGCGAACTTAATCGTGGCGAGCTCAAAGGACTGGTATGGAGATGAGATGGTATAGACGCGTCGAGCGCTTGTAGGCAGAGTGAACGGATTGGTGTTGATAGCGGTGCCGAAGAGGTCGGTCAGGGTGAAGGTGTTGAGGGTTGCCCCGGCGACGATATAGTAGGCATTACCAGCGAATATCCAATCGTCATTGGCATAGCCATGCCCAGCATCGGTAAAGACCTCAGGTGGCCCAGTGGCTGCCGAGGTGATTGTGGTAGCGGTCTCGAGGACTGGGGCACCAGCGAAGAAAAAGCGAATGTACTGATCGCCGAACTCGAGGATATAGCCCACGGTGAAGGAGGCTTGGAAGGCGATTAGGCGAACCGTGGTTGCGGACTTATAGCACTGGAGGACGTACTTGGTTCCCGGACGTGTGCTAGCACCACCTCGGTAGTCAACGAACCAATTCAGCAATAGCGCTGCGCCTGAGCGATACTTCGTAAGGTCAACCCGACCGTAGAGCTTAGGGCTCCATTCGCCGGAGTTGAATGAGGGTTGGATGTGCTGTTGGGTCATCGATTAGAACATTGGCCAATAGCTGCCCCAATCATAGCCTTGATATGGGCCGGAGTAGAGACCTTCGGTGAAGTTGACCCCGCGGATGCGCTGCCAGTCCGGGGTCACATCGTTGATGGTGAGGCCTTCGTTGCCGTCATCGCCACGAGCAGCGCGGATGAGATCGTTGGCCTCGCGGACGAGGTCGTTCGCACGATCCCGATTGCCCACGAGGGACATGAGCAGCTTCGCACCGCCGATGGTGTAGAGCGCTTCGCGGAAGCTGGGGTCCCACACATTGGGGTCGGTGACTTGCTGGGTGAAGGATAGTGTGGCGAATTCTTGATTGGTGAGGATGACGCGCTGGGAAGCCGGAGCGATGAAGGTCAGGGAGAACACAGCGCCAATACCGGCGCCGGTAGTTGAGCCTTGTGGAACCGCGGCATTGGTGACGGTAGTGGCGTAGTCGTAGTAATAGGACCCGCCAAGCGCGACGCTTTCGTCTTCGATCTGAGTGACCACCGCTGCGGTTAGGATGCCGCCAGTGCCGTTGATTGTGAGGACCTGGAGGACAGCGGGGGCACCCTGAGGGGCACCGATGTTGAAGGTGCCGATTTTGTTGGTGATGGTAACGGTGCAGGGCTCAAGCGCCAAGGTGACCAAATCACCAATGGCATAGCCGGTACCCGGAGTTGGCACCGTGACTGCACTGACAGTATAGAACGCGTCGTTTTGGACCTTGTAGCGAATGGGTTGGCCCCACCAATAGGACGAGGCACCGCCGGTGACCGCGGTGGTGATGGGGATGCCGCCGCTGAAGCCGGTCTGCGTAGAGGGGATGATCCAGCGGGGCATCAGGCAATCGACGGGGTATTGGTATTCGTAGCTCCACGGCGGTGCCGGCTGCCCAGGGGACCAGAGCGTTGTGGATGCACTCTGGTTTTCGGGGGTCCCTGGAGAGGAGGTGATGAAGGTCAGATTGGCTGTCTTCATCGCCGAGTTCCAGGGGGCCATCCGCAGAAGGCGATCCCTGGTCTCGGCGTAGATGAGGTTGAACTGAATGGCCTCATTGGTGGTGTTGTTGGCCAGTTCGGCCGCGGTCACGGTCGTGCGGGTGCCGAGCACCTGAAGCATTCGGTTGGCAACGTCCGTGAGGGTGGTCATCAGTGGCGTCCTTGTGTCCCGCAGCAGCCGTGGTTGGAACCATGCAACCCCGGCGACTGCGGATCGTTGATGTTGCTGGGGCCCTTGGGTGGGGAGTAGTTCATCACATCGCGAGGGGTTTGGCGCCCACCATTGGTCGCACGAGACGCCTGTGGGGCGCCGCTATCGCGACCGTATTCGCTGAGGATATCATCGCTCATCGCTCTCTCCTGTCAGTAAGTTCAAGTCCCGCCCGCGGGGCACCGAGGTTGGGATCGACCTTGTGGTCGTCGTTGGGCCCCAGAGGCCTTTGCGGTGACACTCTAAGGTCCTTAGGCGACGCTTGCGCAGCCTCAGCCTGCTCGGCTTTAGCCTTCTCCTGGGCTGCGTCCTTGAGCTTAGCGTTCATTTTCATCAATTCGTCCGTGGCCCAGGACTGAAGGTTCCCAAGCTTGCCAGCGTGGGCGGCGGACTTTTCAACGATATGAAGAAGTTGATAGGCTAGTGTGGTTTCATCGGGGGTCATTTGTGCTTTCCTTGGCTGCCGCAGGGGTGGTTGGTGGCGCCTTGCATTGGGGCCTTGAGTCCGCGGCCCTCGTAGAGTGGGAGCGAGGTCGCGCGGACTACCTGAGTGCCGATCTCCGACACAGCGCCCGGGCTGACGGCGTGAGCGATCGGTTCTCGCTTCTGTCCAGAGTTGGTATTGCTGCCCATTCCTTGTTTCATATTGATGTTCCTTTCTTCATTGCCGCGCCGGGTTCACTTGTTCAGGTAAGCGTTCGTTATCGCCGTCACTTGCGCTTGTGTCAATGCCACGTCGAAGATCATGATAGCTCCGACCGTGAAATTTCCTTCATCTTGCTCATATATATGGGACCATGTTGCAAATGTCGGAGCAGGCGCCCCCAAACTGGCTTTTGTATTAGTAGAGCCGCTGCCTACAAAAGCAGCTAATCCTTGCTGCCCAGTCGCACCTAATGTTGTCGTACTTAATGACCCATCGATATTGGAATGAAGACTTGTGTCTGGACTGCCGGTCGCCGTGCCATCAGCGTAGACCTTCAACGTGCCCGTGCTTGTAGGCGTCGTGGCGCCAGTCGTATCAAATGTTCCGCATATGACATGCGTGCCAGTAGCAGAAGACATTGCTTGCGTGACGGTCTTGATTTGCACATCGTCTCTTAGAGAAAATGAGGCATTACCAGGAGAGCCAGCTGTGTGCTGAAGCTGCATGGTCGGGTTGGGAAAATCGGTTCCGCCAAATCCTATGAGCGTCGCCAATGCAGTTCCAGGTTTCGAATATGCAGCGCATACACTGAACTGAAACATGCGCCGGAGGTTGTTAATGCGACCTCCTGCGGTACCACCAAAATACGAATATCCTGCGGTGGAAGGATTTACCACTCCTGGGGCGTCGCCATTAAACGAAGTCGCTCCATAAACTGCTGTGCTTGCACCGTTGCAAGGATTTCCACCAGTGCAAAAAGTCAGATCGCCTCCACGCGGAAGCCGCGTCGTCCCGAGATCAAACACAATGCTGGTATTGTTGCTGCCATCTTTGACAACGCCAAAAGACGGATCGGCCCAGGTGCGCAGATTATTGGTCAGCCCTTGAGCCACCATCAGGCTCTGCACGCTGTCGAGCCAAGTGCGGTCGATGTTTGTCGCTCCAGCCGCCAGCGCCCGCGTCTCGTGGGCGTTCACGATGGCGGCCGAAGACGACACATAAGTGCCGACGACCCGAGATTGTTCCTCAGTGCCGCCATTGAGAGTGACCACCTTATAGTAAAGCAAGCCCGTGCTGCCCGGAGAGTAGGAATACGTAGTCCCAGCTACGCTTGAAGTTACAAGAGTTGTCTGACTGCCAGCCGTCGTTCCTGAATAGATTCGATATGAGCGCCCCGCGTAGCAGTCGTCCCACGTAAGCGTCACCACACCAGCCGCAGCGCTAACCGCCACACCAGTCGGAGCAGCATTGATCGCAGCCGAAGCATCAAACACATAGCAATAATGGCTCATGAATTGCTGATAAAGACCGTAATTGGCCCCGACCGTTATCCCAGGAACGAATTGAATTGATGTGTTTGATGCGCAACCGCCCACTATACACGCAAAAAACCCGGTAATGGGATAAAAATGAGCAATACCATCTTCATTGTATTGACCTTGCCCTTGAAGAAATTGCGGACCCGGGAAACAAGAACTCCCGCCACTTGGACAATACAAGTCGGAGATGTTGATAACGGCAGGAGAAGTCAGCACGTTGTAGCTCCCATCTACCGGAGCCAAAACGACGCGCTGTCCATCCAGGTTTGAATTGCTTAGGACATTGTAAGCGGCAGAATAAGTTAAATACGCCTGCCCTCCAACGGTGGTTATCCATCCCTCTGGAAGTGATGTGCCAAGGCCAAACAAAGTGCTCCCGTTCGCACAATTTATGTCGCCAGGAGGCGAATTGGCAGGAAGGCATGTATTAGCCAGGGCGCCTCCCCATAAGAAATTTTTACCGTCTGAGCTTGTCCAGGTTCCGGCAGCTCCGATAACATGCACGTTATCGTTGGCTGTTCGGCCTATCGACTGCCATGTATTGACGCCGCTTCGATAGATTTGCATGCCAGTGGCTTGATCCGTGAACCCGCTATACAGCTTATGAGTAGTTCCATATACAGTGAAATTGACCAAATCGGGAGAGGTGGCGACTCCTGTAGCAAATTCAAACTGGCTTCCGAAGGTTTGCGCATAGAAATAGAAAGGATTTGTCATATCGTCGGGATTACAGACCAAATACGGAAAGAACATCATATAGACATTCGATTGAGTCGTTGTCATTGCAGTCGGCGTTCCGACATCGCCGCTGCTTGCGGACAAGGCGTAGGTTCCCGTCTGACCCCTCCCGGTGTTGGGTGCATTGCTGCCGGATAACGTTCCCGTACCACCTGAATATGTCAGAGGTTGGCCGAGTGATAATCCACCAGAAGACATTGAAGAAACATTCAAGAGCGAAGATGCGATTGTTCCTGTGAAAGTCGCCCCGGGCGCATTCGCCACAAGGTTTTGTTGAGGCCACCGAATTACAGGAGTCAGAATTGATGGAGGAATGCCGGGATCATTGCTGAACCCGATCATGAGGTCTTGTCCATCCGTCCAGTCGCGTCCATTGATGCCGGAGCCATGATCAGGAGTTACCGGCCATGCGTATCTCCCCTTGGACGCCGCGATAGCTGCGCCCGCAGCGCCACATGCCGATGATGTCAAATCAAGTGGGCGCATTCCATAGATGCCGTTTATGTGGTAATAGTCTGCCGTACTCACGGCAGGACAACCAGAACCCGGCTTGTAATAGTCGGCTGGGGTTAGAGCCGCAGGAGAGCAACTGAAGTAGTTCTGTGCTCGCAGATATGGGCCGCCGCCATAGCCGGAACTTGGATTGGGACCGGCCACTTGAAACATTGCAAATTGAGCGAACGCAAACGATGTCGCAAGGACGAAAAAAATTGCTGCGCTGATCAGATATTTCTTCACGGATTAACTACGCCTTGATTAGTTGTCAGCGTTACCGTCAACGTTCCAGCCCAATCGAGTGTAGTTGCAGAGATGTTTGGTTCGCTCGTGCCGGCCATCCAACTTACCGCTGCGGGCAGAGTAAGTCCGCTATCCGCTCCACCGCTGCCGGTTACTCCACTGGGAGTGATTACTCTGGAACCAGCAGTGCGCAAATCGACAATAGGCGTATAGGTCGTTACCGAGCCTCCACTCAAAACAATGCCGTAACCGAATTGATAGAGCGGCGCAAACGTATATGGATTGGTTGCCCCTGCATAAGCGCCTGTGACTGTAAACGTCAGATTTGACACGGTGCCCCACATGTCAGGTCCAGGAGTGGACGACACTGGCGTAGTTCTGTCGTAAACGACTTGAGAATATGAATATAGAGGAACTGCCGCAGGAGCGCTATTGTACTGCGTTATCAGGGCATTTCCAATGCACCCAGAACATGTAAATTTGGGTGCAGGATGCGCCCGAATTGTGAGCGTACCAGACGCGGCCGGAAGATTTCCACCGCTGCCGCAAACAGTCGTTGAGCCGACGCAATTGGTCGCAACGTAGGTGTTGGTCACGTCTTGCGTTACATCGCTGACTTGATAGACAAAAGTGCTCTCCTTGCTTCCATAAGACCACGTGAAGTTTGTCCCAGGAACAGCCCACGTCACCGCACCATGTGTATTTGGGATAGTGATGGTTCCGCCGCTCATCGTCGAATTATATGGACCACCACTCTGTCCAGACAGTCCCCAATTTCCAGATGACACCGTGCCCGACTCGCTGACTCCTCCTGTAGTGATCTGCGTTAGAGTGCATGTGGTGCAGACTATCTCGTTGGATCGTCCAAATCCATAAGCGCCAGGTTCAAGATTGCCAATCGTCGAAGTTGAAATTACTGCCTTCTTCGGCGTCCCGACCAAACCATTAGATATTGTCGAGTTTGTTACAGTAAAAAGATCGGTGGATGAACTCGTGAAATCCACTCGAAAGAATGTGCTTCCGGTAAAAACCACTTGCCCTATGATTTTGTCTACCTCAAGCTTGGCACAGCCAGACATGTCGGTGTTGATGTATTGAATAAACAAATTTATGCTCGGAACGCCGCACGATGTGCTGGCGAATGTCACATCGCGAAACGTAATATTACGCCCTGTGATGCTTGCTTGTCCTGCGATGTTTCGTGTGTCGATTGTCACTCCACGATATTCAATTTGACTGTTCCAGCTTGGATGCAATTGATAAAGAGTGGCCGGACCTCCCTGATCGGGTTGGGTGCTGCTCCCCGCATCGTAAAGAGGCCACGTCGTTTTATAAGAATTGGTCAACGCAGGACTGAAACTGATGCTGCCTCCCGCGCCTCCACTACAATTATGCGTGGCGTCTATCCCGGAAACCAAAACATAGTCGAAATAATACGGATTAGTCGGCGATCCGCCGCTTTGCAGATCGAAGCCGCTCATGAAAGCCCATGTTCCAACCGCAAAAATAGTGTTCTGGGAAGGCGTCAGGAGATCGACACATGTTGCTCCGGCGGAGGCTGCTGCGGTGCGGGCCGAATGTGTGTTGTCGAAATACTCTCCAAACCCGCCGAGATAAAACCAGCGATCACTGGCGCTATTGTTCGTGATTGTCGCTCCATACCCAACCACCACTATATTTTTAGGCGGATCGGTCAATGACCATAACCCGTGATTAGTTAAACTTGTCCAACTACAAATAGAACCAGCCGGGATATCGAGTTCGATCAATCCGGTATGTGCGCCTTGCCAGGTCGCAATGAACGTCCCAAGCGAAAGCCAAGACGGAGATGTGTCAGCCATTCCATCGCACGTCGCCGCAGTGAACACCCCATTGCCGCCACCTGCGCCAACACAATTTCCTGTCGTAAATGTGCAAATAATCGCAGGGGCGTTACTCGATGCTTGAAACATGGCAAACTGCGCGAAATTTTGTCCTGTGAACAACAGGACAAGTATAGCACTATACAATGACCTCAACATGATACTGAAGTTCCCCAATACGAAAATTGATTATGGCACATTGTTCCTCGCACATCAGGGCTGATAAAATTGGAGTTCCAAAAACCAAATTCCGCCATGTATCCATCGTAAAAGCCGCTACCGCCATTTGGCGTTCCCAGGAAAAACGCATGACCTGATGCCGTGCCGCTTCCGCTGAATGTGCCCGTTGTAATCGTTCCGTTGTCGACATAAACCTGGGATGCGCCCGCCCCCGATCCTGTATCTATCGCCTGCACAGCATGCCACGCACTATCCGAAGCAGTAGCGTCAATGACATTTGACCCATCAAACACTCTGAAAACATTAGCTCCGTTGGATTGTATAGAAACACCAAAATACCCAAACCAACTGGAATCAGCCGTACGATCATATACCAATGAGAATGAAAGAGGTGGAGAAAGAGTAGCTGTAGCCCCATTTTGTAAATACTGTGAATTAGCCGCCACAAAAAACGCTGTTGGCAGTCCGCCAAGTTGGGTTGTAACCAACGTCGGCATGTTGCCGGCGGTCGCCTGAGTCAAATCATTTCCATTGCCAGTTTGATCGTATAGCGTTGTTATATTTGTACATGCACTGCCGCCACATGCGGTAGCGCCGGGTAAGGTGATTGTTCCATTGGTGTTGGCAGTGACGGTGGTGCAACTTGCGCCGGACGAATTGCAAAGCCGCACTACATTGCCATGGGCCGCTGCGTAGGCCGCACTGTAGGCCCGCAAGCCGACCCAAAAAACAGCGCCGGCTGATTTAATATCACCTGGGCCTGTGTAGCTAACAGGCGGCGCGGGAAATCCAGCTCTGCCGCCAAAGACCCCAGGCGGGAAGTTATTGTATTGCGCATAGGCTACGCTGAAGCATAGCCATGCCGACAGCAGCAGATATAGGAATACCCGGTGCATCAGGAGAACTTTCCGAAGCAGACGACGGTTTCAGCCGCCCCTGTCGTGACCTTCCACGCACCAGCCGTGCTAACCGCTCCCACGGGAATAGATATAGGAGAAAGATTGGAAAGCGTGCCGGTGGCGAATTCAATTACAAGCGTCCCGGCAGCATCGGTGTTGTCAAACACATGAACAGAACCGGCGGCCGTCGTGGTCGGGTAGATGACGCAGTGGGAGAGATAATCTCCCGCCGCTCCGGTCGATGTTTGAAGCACAGTCGCAGTCTGCGAAGCTGCAACGTGCTGATAGGTGCTGCCGCCGTTGACGACCCCGACGCCGCCTTTGACGAGAGCAGCGCCCGCGTTCGTGGCCTGATCGGTCGAGACCGTGACGCGCTGGGCACCCGTGCCCGTGGCGCCCGTGCCGGTCAGCGTGGTGACACCGTTCACTTGAGCGGTATTGACGGGGAGCGTCGATTGATTATTCGCAATAACAACCGGCGAACTGGCCGCCATCGCGGCTTGTCCGAGCGCGGTTGCGTTCGTCACAAAGGCGTTGACGCCGATGTAGTTGCCCGTCGTCGGCGCGACGCCATACGCGGTGGGAACACCAAGGCTGGTCTCGGCCCAGGTGTTCATGTCGGTAAAGAAGCCTCGTCCCGCGGTCATCGCCGCGGTGCAGGCTTGACCTGTCGTGCAGGCGGTGGCGCCGCCTGTAGTGAACTCACCGCCAGTTAGGGTGAAGTTGGTACTGCTAACCGTCCATGCCCCTTTATCAGCGATTGCGGTTCCGCCGCTGCCGGCACCGGCCTTGATGTTCACCCATAAGCCGTTCGTCTCGTCGCCGACTAGGCGTCCGATGTTCGAGCCATTAAGCACGCCAACCGCCAGCGCATTTGCCGGATAGGTGGCCCCCACCACAGCGTCGAGCACACCGCCGCCATTGCCTAGATTGCGGACGGTGCCGATGACCTTAGTTGTCTCGGCGCCGAGCGTAGCATTGGCGGTGACCAGCATCCGCCCAGCAGCGTCGATCTGGAAAGCACCCTCTTGGCCGTTCGTGAATGTAGGCGGAGTGGACAGATAGCGCGTGCCGATGATAAACGAGGTCGTAGCCAGCGCAGAGCCCGCCACGATGTTCGTAGCCGACGAAATCAACCGATCAGTTCCGGGCTTGATGGCTGCGAGGTTGCCGCCGGCTTCAAGGGCGAGTAACGAGGTGTTGAGGTTGGTGCCCGCATTTGCCGTCACGAGCAAGGCACCGCCCGCCCCGACCGCAGCGCATTGGTTAATCGTCGTCGCGTCGCAGATGCCAACCTCGCTGATGACGGTGCCGCCACCGAAAGCGATCAGATTTGCGGTCTTGCCACTGCCCGCTGTGACACCGATCGTGTCATTGAGCGCGAGCGCTGGGTGAGCAGCAATCAGCCATACGGCGACACATGCTACGATCTTGCGCAGGGTATTCATTGCGGAGGTTCCTTCTTCGGCGCCATCTCGGTCGCCTTGGCTTCAAGAGCGCTGATGCGCAGCTTCAATGTTTCGACCTGTGCCAAGGCGGTGTCGCGCTCGTTGGAGATCTGAGCTCGACTGACATTGCACCAGTATACAGGGTCAGAAGGTTGTTGGGAATATGCGATAGTGGCCCAGATCGGAAGACCGACTGCAAGACCGACTGCAACAAGCGACTTCATTAGAACAGTCCTCCATAGGCGAGCGCCTGAGCGCAACCGGTTGAGAGATCGAGAGCGCCTAGGCAAACGCTTGGCGCAACAGGACCAACGCCACCACCTGCGCCAGTCTGGGCAAGCTGGGCAAGGGCAGTGGCGGCACAGAGGCCTAGAACTGCGCATAGGCCAAGCTGCCAGGCATACCAACGACGGCAGAGGTGACTGCGCATAGCGATGCTCCAGATGGAACGACCCAAAGGACACCAGAGCCATTGCCCTTGGTGAAGCCGACTTGGGCGATGAGGTTGTAGTTGCCGGTGACGTTAGCGGTGCCGGTTCCGCAGGTGGCGCCAGTGCCGGCGATGAATTGGATATTACCAGTGCCGGCGGCGATGATGTCGACCGCGGTGACGTAGATGCTTTTGCCGGTGATGCCAATGATGAGACGAGTTGTGGTCGCGGTGGAGATGGTGATTGGGATTGAAGCCTGGGTCAGCGGGATCACTGGCTGGGCCCAGGCTAGCGTTGGGAAGAGAAGCCAGAGAGGGATGAGAAGTCTCTTCATGATGGCGGTCCTAGGGTTTGTGACCTTTGAAGGTTAGTCGCGCAGTGTGGTCCCAGCGATTGTCGGGGTCCGATGCCATCTCGCGGCGAAGCTTCTCGATGGCGCCACCGTCGGTGTTGTGGGCCTTGAGGACTTGGCGGTAGCGATCGTCGAGGCGTTCGATCTCGTTGAGGATGTGCTTTGGCGGAGTCTGGCCGTGCTCTTCGTACATGTATTTGATGTCGTGGACATCGTGCATGTAGTTGGCGAAGCGGCGGAGGGACTCGGGGACTTCGACCTCGGCATCGCGCATGAAGCCGACCATCTCGGTGTTCTGGCGGCGGATGGTCACGAGCTCGCGGTGGATGCGGAAGAGGAGATCGCGCTCGGTGACGGAGTCGTCGAGTTTGAAGTCGGGCGCATTGGCATCGGTCATTTCAATACTCCAAAATTGGTTGCAGCAACGAAATCACCGAAGGAGGAATTGAGTTTTGCCCAGCGTTGTTACCCACTGCTAGTTCTGTCCATCTTATCGGATCGAGATGCACCTCGGCTGTAGTGGATAATATTTTCTTGTCTTCTTCTATGAACTCAACCATGTGTGACTCCGAGACCTTTCCTGTAGAAGGATCGGCCATACTTCGTAGGAGCCGATTATGTGCATCTTGATAATACCGCGATACTTCTCTGGCTTTGGATAGGTTCTTTGCTATGATCAATACTAGACCACCACCAAATTTATACGGACGACAGATTTCTTTTTCGTTCACGCCGTCTTTGATTGTGTCCTTTATGCAATCAAGGGAGGATAGACCTTGCGCAACGGCCATGACTTGTTCAACGTTTAGATCAGGCAAATTGGACTTTAACTGCGCGGAGGCGCTGGTTGTTAAGAGCAACGATAGTATGAAAAGCGTAGTTCTCACAGGCATGCTCCGGCGCTGGTTTTCAAGAACAACGCTCCCGTGGCGGAAGCACAGACACTATACGTTCCTGTTCCAGCAGAAGTTGAGACGCTGGTAAGTGTAACGCCTGTGTTTAGGATTATGCTGCCTGTGCCTTTGGGAAAGATATCAAGATTGATATTTGTGTCTGATCCTTGTGCCAAGATTCCTGCGGGTGCTCCAGCTGCCCCCATTTGGAGAACAATCCCATTGGCTAGGACATTATCAATAACGGATAAGCCGACATTGGTCGTGAGGGGAATTGACGAGATAGTCAACCCATGCGCAACGCCGCTACTATCATAAGTGGTAAATTGAACAGGAACGCTGGCGACGTTTGCTCCGGAAACGCTCTTTGCCCCGAAGATTGCTCCGAGGCCGTTAGATACAAGCGCTCCGTTATCGACGATGAACCCGTTAGTCCACTTGGCGGTAGAACTGGGGACGATAGAAACGTGAATAGCACTAGCACTGGCTGGGGTCCCGGGGCCTTGTATAATCAATGGTATGCCCTCGAAAGTCGAAGCGCCATTGGCGGTGAAGTCTACCTCGTATCCAACACACACGCGATTGTTCAGAGTCGCTAGTCCGTTTGGTGTACTATCGTTGCATGAGGTATTTATGCCCCATGTTCTCGCTCCATCGACCCCATTGACGCCAACCACAAAGAAGCCTACTACATTCTTCTCATCTGGGGTTGCGCCCGTTGCGTTGTTATTGAATGTATACGCACCAAAAGCTGCACTATTTTGCACTGCGGCCCCTGGCTGCATGTCGAGTACGCTACGAGTCACGTCGTAGTAGGCCCAACCTGGGGGAACAATCGGCCCGTAGATATTGAACGCAGTCTTTGCGCTGTTTTGGAAAGTGAAGCCTGCGCCATCGGCTGTTGGGGTGTTGCTTAAGCCGATGAATAATGGTGTTAGAGTTACAAGTCCTGTGGATGTATTGATGGTAACAGCGCCGTTGGCTGTGAAGCCGCCAAGAGCTCCGGAGTTGTTGTATTGGATTTGGCCGTTGGTGCCGCCGGCTGCGCCAAGGAAGGCCGAGGGGTTGGTGGCGCGCGGGGTGTTGGCAGCGCCTGTGACATTGCCACAAACGGTGTTGTTGGGGAAGACGCCATTGCATTGCGCGGAGGCGAGGGATGGAAGCAGTAGGAGTGCGAGAACAATCAGGAAACGTTTCATTGGCCTAAGGTCCATCCGCCGGTGTCGAGGAGGGGTTCGAGAAGTAAGGTGCCGTAGGGAGTGGCGAGTTGGACTTGGGCGAGGCCGGAGATCAACTCGCCACCGAAGGGATTCACGTTGACGGTCAGGGCGCCAGAGGCGGTGCCGCGGATGTCGACGATGATCACGGGGTTGTAGACCCATTGGCCTGGGATGGCCTGAGGGCCCTGGGTCGAGGCTTTGGAGGAGGGTAGGTTGATGGCGAGGACGCCAGCGGCGACGTTGAGCTTGACTAGGTTGGTCCAGCGCTGGAGGGTTAGAGTGCCAGCGCTGGTTTGGTTGATGATGGCTAGTACAGGTACGCTAAGCATACCAACGGAGGGCCCCATCCAGACCCGCGCGAATTGGCGAAAGGTGCCGCCTTGGTCTAGGTCTAGTTGGGAGGGCACGGGTTATTTGCCCTTCTTCGGCTTGATGCGGCCAGTGTCGGCACGATTGAATTCCTTGGCCACTTTCGTGGGGATGCCCACTTTGCGGGCGAATTGAGGATTGTGTGCAGCAGCAGCCATGGTGCGGGCTTGCTTTGCGGATTTGCTGGGCATTAGACCCTCCGCTCAGGGGACTTGGTGGTGAGGGCAGTGACTTGGGCTTTGAGTTCGTCGTATTGGGCCTGCGTGATGGCAGGGGTGGGCACTGGTGCTGGGGTAACGCGTTCGAAGGCTGCCATCATTCGTTGCATGAACTCGGATTCTGCGGAGGTCATACCGCCATTGGAGGGGAGGCTTTCGATGGGGTGGTCCCACCGGGAGCGCATGGAGTCGGTGATGGCAAGGGCGGCGGGGTTGAGGGGTTCCATCTCGGGTGTGGGAGAGCCCTCGAAGATGATGTCTTGGGATAGGTTGGAGGCCCCGTCGACTGCGTGGGCGACGATGATTTCGCCTGGGTAGTTGCAGTCGGCGAGGTCGGCAGGGTTGAGGAGGATGGGGACTGGGTAGAGCTTGCGGACCGTGCGCCCCGTTTCACGCGAGGTTTCTTTGTGTTCCCATTCGCAGCGGGTGCCATCGGGGAGTTCGAGGACCTTTAGGTAGTGGGAACTGTTCAGGCGCCAACGGGGGGCTTCGGTCATGGCTGGGGTTCCTAGCTTACGCTCGTGCAGAGGTAGGCGATCTGGGAAGAGGCGTTGGAGGTCTGGGTGATGGTCAGGGCAGTGGTGGAGGTTGCCCAGGACATCGCGGCCAGGGGCCCGGTTTGCCAGGTGACGAGGCAGTTGGGTGCGGTTTGGAAGGCGGTGCCGAAGGTTACGACGCAGGAGGTGGAAGCGGTAGTGCCTCCGGTGATGACACCGGAGAAGTCGGTGCCGACGAGGGTGGGCGAGCCGCCAGTGACGCAGGCGGAGAGGACTGGAGCGGGGCCGATCCGCTTGGTGGAGAGTAGGTGGCCCGGGAGGTAGACACCGCCTTGGGTGGTGTCGTAGCCGATTGTGCCCGTGGGGTCTTGGGAGACCTGCATGGAGCGGTTAGCGGACTGGGCCCAGACGAAGGCAGAGCCGAGAGCCAGGGTGAGGAGGGTGGGGAGGAGGTATTTGCGCATGATTATTGCTCTGTCCATGTGATGTAGATGTCGAGGACACCGGAGGTGACGGAGACGGCGTTGAGGTTGACGCAGTATTGCTGCGCTGCGCCGGCGGTGGACCGGGGTATGTCGAAGCCCCGGGAGAAGAGGCCGACGTATTCACCGGCGTCCCATTCGAGTGGAGTGGGGCCGACCAAGGCGGAGGTGGTGTTGAGGGAGATCCAACCGGAGCGGAGGTATAGTGGGGCGGTGTCGACGATGGTTGGATTGGCGGTGTAGGCGGTTAGGACAGCGACTGCCGCTGGGTCGGTGCTGAGATGGGGCGTGGCCACAGGGAGAGCAGTGGTGGTGGCGGCGGTACCGCCGGTGTCCAGGCTCGCGCGCCGCAGGAGGGTGAACGGCGCGGTGACGAGTGTGCCGGCGGTACCAGAGATGCGGATTCGTTTGATCGAGATCGTGCGCGCGGTGGAACCGGAGATGCAGAAGATGTCGGTGGCCGAGGCGGCGGGGACCAGAGCGCGGGAGACAGCGGAGTAGGTGTATAGCTTGGCGACCGCGCTGACGGTGCCGACCTGGGGGACGGTGTTGACTTGGGAGAGTGCCGTGGAGCAAAGGGCCAGAAGGCCCAATGCCGAGGCAAGGATGCGGTTCAGCATTGGGGGATTCCTTAGTTGGCGATGGTGATGCCGGCGGGGTAGCCGCCCATGATGGAGTTGTCGGTGGAGGAGTAGAACTGGTCGTCGCGATCGAGGACGAGGTAGGAAGAGACGTTGCCCGCGGTCATCGTGGCGCCACCGACGGTGTAGAGGAGGCGGATGAAGCGGGGGATGGCGATGCCGTCCGGGGGACGGGGCATGTCCATGTCGAAGAGGCGAGAGCCTGCGTTGAGCGTGGCGAGGGCGAAGGCTGGAGAGGTCCACCAGGTGACGAAGGTGGAGGGAACGCCGGAGCCGTTGTCGATGGCGCCCTGGAGGGCCACGGCGAGAGTACCAGCGCCGCCCGAGGTGAAGGTTGTGGAGACCTGGACCACGAATTTCATCGCGGGGTCGTCGCCGATGCCGATATCGCGAGCACCACCGCCGTTGGCGGAGGAGGGGATGCCGGAGGAGATGCCGAGGTCGATGACGTTGGTGGAAGCTTGGGTGCCGGCGGCGATCGCCAGGGACACAGCGGAGTCGAAGGTGAGGAGTCCGTCGAGGATCATGATGTGTGCTCCTTAGGTTACTTGGGCCTCGTTGGAGAGGATGGCGTCACAGGTGCGTACTGGGATGCCGCGGAAGGTGGTGATGACCTTGCCGTTGAACTCCTCGAGGCGGAGGAGCACGTTGGTTTTGTTCATGGCCTGGAGGTCCAAATAGGTGCGGATGATGCGGTTGCAGTAGAGCATCACTCGGCCCATGTTAGCGCGGACCTCGGGAGTGTCGGAGGTTTGGATGGAGGTGGCGTTCGCGGGGGCTGTGGGAAGGCGATAGAGTGCGCGGACGATCAGGTTGATTAGGTTGGCGGCCGAGACGCCCGTGAGTTGGGTCACGTCGATGTTGGCGATACGAGCGGTGTAGCGCCAGTCGCGGAGGCAAAGGCCGACCTCCCATTTGAAGTGGTCGCGATAGGCCTGGTAGGTGTTGCCAGAGGCGTCTTGGACAGGCCACTCACCCATGTCGCGGTGCTGGAGGCCGGTGATTTTGCCCTTGGGGAAGAGGCCGTGGATGGTGTCGGAGCCCCAGGTTACGAGCCACATGGAGGTGTTGGTATTGGAGGTGCCGCCACCATCGAGGACGTTGGCTGCGGTAGCGGAACTGGCGGTGGTGACGGTGGAGTAGCGGGGGGCGAAGCCGGTGAAGCGTTCGGGGTTGATGTGTTGGTTGCCGTAGATGAAGGTAGAGGCGACCTGCTGGGACATGCCCTCCAAGAATGCTCTGACCTCACTCAGACGGAACTCAGCGGTGTTGCCATTGAGGTCGGCGATGTCTTTGTCGATGACGGCGTAGGTCTCGAGGTTGCCGACGGTGTCGACGATCTGCGCGGTGGTGGACTTGGCGTTCGGGACGCCGGTGTTGAGCAGGCGCCAGGTGGCCTGCGGGAGGCCGGTGCGGACCGTAGTTTTGTGGCCCGTGGGGAGGTTGCCCTCCATGACGAGGACATCGTCAAGGATTTCGTTGGTCTGGGAGAGGAGTTCGATGATGGTGGAGAGGCGATAGCCGTCGTCCATCCGTTTGGCCCAGTCCGCGTAGGTCAGGGCGAGGTTACCTATGGTTGCCATTATTGGCTCCAGAGAAGGAGGGAAGGTGAAGGCGGTGGATGGGTCATTCTGCGATCCGATCTGGCCTTAGCGTTCAACCCTCTCTGGGGCTCGGAAGCGGGAATTGGGTGGTTAGCCTGCGCTGGGTAGGCCCGGGTAGAGGGCTTGGGCGGCGGAGGGCGGGCGGGCGCCTGGGGCACGTTGGCTATGGGATGAAGGTCCGTTACCGCGGACCGCGGAGCCCTCGACGACAAATGCGGAGAGCTTGTTGAAAGCGCGAACGAAGAAGGGGTTGTCACCGGCGCCGGTTAGGTCCATGGCCTCGCGGAAGCCGGTGGCGAGGGCAGGGTCGCCGAGGGCGGTCAGGGCGCGGCCAATGTTGGCTTTGACGCCATCGATGCCGGTTTTGCCGGAGGCGCGATCGACGAAGCCAGAGATGTCGGGGTGGGTGGTAGTGGCGGTGCGCCAGTCGGAGCGAAGGGCATCGTAGGTGGCCTTGGGGGCCTTGGCGGACTCGAGCTCACGAGCGACTTGGAGGTCGATGAGGCGCTGGGCTTGGTCTTGGGAGAGGCCGAGCTCTTTGAAGATCGGGGTTGCGGACTCAAGCATCTTGGGGTCGAGAGTGTGGCCCTCGGGGGCCTTGAAGGTCGCGTAGGTGTCGGGCGCTTTGGCCTCGGGTTTGGCTTCGTCCTTCTTGTCGGTGAGAAGGGTTGAGCCCTCAGGGGGCTTAGTTGTGGCCGAAGCCGAAGGCTCTGTCGGACTCGCTTTCGTCTCCAGGGGGGTCGTAGGGGTCGTAGTCGTCGTGGCGGCTGGAGTCGCCGGAGTCTCCGTCACCGGTGGACGGGCGTCGAGGATCTCGCCCGTTGGGCTGCGGGCTGCTTCGTTGTTCGGCAAGGGTGTTTCGCTCATGTGATTCTCGCATTGCTTGGATGTAGAGGTCGGGGCAGGCGGACATGACTTCGGCCAAGAGGGCGAGGCCGATGGAGCGCTGGCCCTCGGAGAAGGCGGAGGTGAGGGGATCGCCGGTGAAGGTAGTGGAGAAGCAGTGGCAGGAGGAGAGGTGGTGCCAGAGCCAGGTGCGGCCCGGAAGAGTGGACATCATGGTGCGGACGAAGGCTTCGCGTTGGGCAAGGTCGACGGCGACCTGCTTCTCGAGGCGGCGGATGGATTTGCGATCGGCGGTGGAGTCGGGCATTAGGCAGACTCGAAGGAGACTTTGATCTTGGGCATTAGATCATCTCACGCATAAGCCATACTCGTGCAGACCAAGTTCCTAGGCTGGTTGGGGCTTCTACATTGCCAGGGTGCACGAATGAAATGACCTGCCAACCATTCTTGCCGGCATCGTTGAGACGCGCGATTGCTGAGTCGATTGAACTGGAGTTGTCCAAGAGTAATGTGCTGTATTCAAAGTGTTTCATCCCGCGCCTCCAGGGGCGATGGCCGCGAGGTTGCCTGCGGATTTGGATAGCTGTTCCGCCATGGCGGCCTGCTGGGCTTGTTGCTGCTGCTGGGCTTCCTGGGCACGCATTTGGACTAGAGCCTCCGGACTTCGCATCAACTTGGGATCATTACCGTTTAGTTGGGAGTATTTGTCAAGTGCGTAATCGATGTCCACGTTCATCATAGAGCCGGGTTTGATGCCCTCGAGTTCACCGGCAAGCTTTAGGAGGCCCTCGATGCCGCCGGCCGCGGAGGCCTCTTGAGCCTGTTTGAGCATGGAGATGTAAGTGACGTTGATCATTCGGCCCTGAATTTCGGGCGGGGCTGGTGGGAGGATGCCGGCGCGGGAGGCGATGTCGAAGACGCGGTCGATGACGATGTCGAGGCCTTCGTAGTCGATGCGATCGAGGGCGGGGCCGAGGGCGATCATGGACTCGGACTTGCGCATGTTCCATTCGAGTTGGGTGACGTTGGAGCGGGTTTCGTATTGGGAGGCCGTGAAGAGGACATCGTTGAAGAAGGTCTTGGTGAGGCGCTGGCGGACTTCGTTGAGGTCCTCGGTGATGTCGCGGACGGGGAATTGATGGGTGTCGTAGATGGAGGTGATGGCGGGTTTGCCGCCATTGGCGGACATGCCTTGCATGTAGGTGATGCCGCCGGGCAGGAGTGAGGCGGGTTGGTTCTTCAACTGGACATCGGCGACGAGTGGTGGGTTGACCATCTTGTCGATGGCTTGGGCTTTGCGACGGGTTTCGAGTTGGACTTGCTTTTGATCGGGCAGGGCGTCCATGCCGGGGGAGCGGCCATAGGCGTCGTTGGAGACTAGGTCCCATCGCCCAGTGATGTTGGGTTGGGAGTAATAACCTCTACGACGGAGGAATCCTTGTGGTTGATAATTACTTCCTTGAGGCGAGGCCGAGCCACCCCACTCCCAGTAGAGTTCTCGAAACGCATAACGATTTGAGAACCCAAACTCAGCGGCCCGGCCATCATCATTCGGTTCAATAGAGTGTGCAATGATGAGTTCGCGAGTGAGGTTAGCTCCTCCCGGATCATCGTAGAGGCTTTGGATGGAGGCAGAGCAGTTGTCATAGCCGAACTCATCGATGGTTGCGGAGACGGTGAGGGTGAATTCGCGATAGAGGATGCGCGGGCGGTAGTTGCCGTCGATGTCGACGTAGTACTCGCCGAGGCATGGGTTGATGCAGTTGATGACCTTGTCGAAGTCTTCGTAGATGAGCATGGAGGCGGTGCCGAAGATGACGAGGTCGAAGTACCACTGAGCGATGGCGTTGTAGAAGTTGGACTCGGAGAAGATCAGGTAGAGCAGGCGTTCGCACTCAGCAAGCCAGAGGGAAACAGGGGACGTCGTTGTAGAATCCACAGTTCCAACACGCAACTTGAACCACGGGCGGGTCGGAGATGATTTCCCACTCACGAGCCCAGAAGCCAGATTGCGCGCACATATGACACCGGTAGAATCTAATATGTGTTGATTGATTGGGGAGCCACGGGCCATCTGGTTCGGCGTGACGATCCATTTGTATCTCCGCGGGAGGAAGTAGTCGGCGAGTTCGCGCCAGTGGGTCCACCAGGAGTAGCGATTCACACGAAGGCCGAGGAGGCGACCCTGGGAGTAGGTGAGGGCGCGCTCGTCGGGGGAGCGGCCGTCGGAACCGGTTAGAGGGAACTTATTGAGGGCGGTGGCCATCACGCGGGTTCCTTCCCGCCGAGTTGTGGCGGGAGGGCTTCGGCCTCAGGCGCCAGCCGCCCGGCCTGGTGCATGGCCGCGGCCGCCATCATGGCGAAGGGCTCCGCGGGCGGGGGCTGCACTGGACGCTGGCCCTTGCGGCCTTTGGCGATCGGGACTACGGGCATGAGCAATGTGTCCTACTCTTGAGGGCCTGCGGCCACAACGTCCTACTTTTGCAGGCTTCGCCGCAAGCTACTGGCCTAGGAGGGTTTTCTGGCCGGACTGCTGGGGCACAGCAGCCCCGCCGAGGAAGGTTGGCTGTTGGCCCTGTGGGGCGGTCTTGGCGCCGGGTTGCTGTGCAGGGGCCGGGGACGCTGGGGGTGGAGTGGGTGTGGGGGCTGGAGCGGCCTGCGGAGTGCTGCTGCTGACGGCTTGGGAGCCAAGGAAACCAGCGGTGCCTGCTAGGGCGAGACCGGTGAGAGTGATGGGATCGACCATTAGGCTAGCATCCTTTCTGGGGCGTAGGGATCGTATTCGATTTCGACGAGGGGCTTGTGTGGATGGTCGCCACCGGCTTCGACGTTGTTGCGGGCGAGGGGACCGCCGAAGGTGCAGAAGAGAGCGTCGAGGTAGTCGAGTTCGAGGTCCGGGTTGTCGTCGAGGAGGTCCTCTTTGGCGACGAGTTGGATTTCCAGCTTTTTGGTGAAGATGTATTTGATGGAGAGCATGGCCGTGCGGAGGTCGGGGTCGGGTGGGAGGAGGCCGGTTTTGAGCCATGCACGAAGGGCGCCGGCCATAGCAGAGCGCTTGTTGACGTATTTCTCGCCTTGGTTGTCGAAGACGACGCCGGTGATGTCGTCCTTGCCGCCGAATTGGACTTCGTGAATGTAGAGGCGCTGGTTGCGACAGATGTCGACGACGCCGCCGCCAACGCCGCCGCCATCGATGAAGATGCCATCGGGGCGGTACTGGGTGAAGGCGGAGTGGATTTGGTTGGCGAGCTCGACGGTGCTAACGCCTTGGTACATGCGCTTGTCGATGGAGCGGGCATCGCGGCCTTTGCGGAAGGCGAGGATGGATTTGTTGCGACCGTAGCGGGCCACGTCGACGCCGAGGGCGAGTGGGGTGAAGGCGTCGACGAAGGCTTCGCGGTCGGGGGACATGGCCGCGTCGATGTCGGTGGCGGAGAAGAACTCCATTTCGCCAGTCTTGGGGAATTGACCGAGCCAGCGAATGCGGACGTAGTCGTTGTCGTCGCCATTGTAGGCGGCGATCTTCTTGGCGATGTATTTCTTGTCGGTGATGGCGACAGTGCGGGAGTCGATTTGGCGATGTTGCCACATGGCCTCGAAGCGGCCACCATCGAAGCATTCGCGGAAGCGCCCGGTGTTGCGAGTGGGGTTGCCGAAGACTAGCCAGATGCGCTGAGTGTCGGCATCGGAGAAGGCGCCCTCGATGGTTTCCCAGATGATGTCGGCGATGGTGGAGGCTTCGTCGAAGATGATGATAAGGCGCTTGCCTTTGTTGTGCATCCCGGCAAAGGCCTCGGGGTTGGTTTCGGACCAGGCGATCATGTCGATGCGCCAGGTGCGTTCGCGGGTGGGGTCTTTGGAGACTAAGCTGGTGGCGTTTAGGGTGAAGTGATCGCGGGTGAACCAGCAGAGGTTGAACCAGCGACCGAGTTCGGCCCAAGTTTTGGTCTTCAGTTGGGTTTCGGTGTTAGCCGTGACCACTCCCCTACAATCTGGATAGGTAGTAAACGCCCACAGGATAAGCATTGAAACAAGAGCACTCTTTCCAACCCCGTGGCCGGAGGCCGTGGCGAGTTGGATTGCTTCGTCCATAGTACACAAGCCAAGCCGTACTTGCTCCATAATGTCTCGTTGCCAGTCGAGGGGCCCATCGAATTTCTCCAATACGGTGCCGGGTTCGCCCCAGGGGAAGGCGCCGAGGCAGAAGGCGAGGGGGTCGTCGGCGACAGAGGCTAGCCAGGAGAGGAGTTCGTCGGACATGCTGGTGGCGGGGTCAAGGGACCCAGCAAGATCAAGCCCGGGAGATGTCCGACGATCCGCAGGGCGATCTAGCATGCTGGGTCCCTTGATTAGACTCGGCGGAATGACGGTCGGGATGGAAGGGCGGTGGCGATGGTGTCCACCCCGACCGATTGAGGCGTCGGAGAACACTGCGCCTCAATGATGGATGCAGCCAACCGAGAGGCCTCTACATTCCCCGGATTGCTCCGGTTAGCAGGCGTCGCACCTGCCGCCCCTGCGGTTGACTGCAACTCGAGAATACGAAGTGTTGGTGCGCGGCTGGCGCGACTGCGGGCAGCTTCGAGCTTCGCCGCGAAGTCGACGTTGACGTTGATGTTCTTGTTGACCTTGCCGTAGCCGGTGCGATCGAGACCGAGCTCGGCGATGCCGAGGAGGTCCCGGGTGGGGAGGAAGTCGTTGCGTTCGGCCGCGTCGTCGAGCTTGTCGGAGATCATGGCCTGGGCTTTGAGGGCGTTGGTGCGCATGAACTCGATGACGGTATCGGCTTGGGCCCACTCGGTGGTGAGGATGGCGCGGTAGTGGGCCACGAGTTCGACGAAGGCGGGGTCGCCGCGAAGGGAGTTGACACGCGAGATCGTTACGCCGCAGGTGGCGGCCACATCGGCGTTGCTCATGCCGGAGGCCACTGCACGGGCGATGCGATGGTGGTTGTCGCGGAGGGTTTGCACGACGGTGGCCCCGCGCTTCACGGTGAGGTGTGCGAGGTCGGCGCGGGTCACTTCGCGGATGTCGGTGATCTCGGGGATTGGATCGAAGCCGGAGTTGTGACCGCGGCGCATGCGTACGTGGGTGTTCATATTCGTCGCTCGAACTTGAGAGCAGAGGGTTGGGGCAAGAGTAGGGCGACCGCCACCGGCGATGGGGACTTGATGCGGATGTTATACCGCGGCTTGTAGAGTTCGATCATAGCGGCTTCGACGAGATCGAGGTCCTCGATCCGGCAGGGGAGGATGTGGACTTCGTCGAACAGGACGCCGCGGAGGGAGGCCGGCATCCACGCGGGCATGGCCTTGCGACCCCAATTGGACTTGTGCGCGGAGATGCGCGAGAGTGGGCGACGAGATTGGCCGACGTACACAACGACCCCGCTCCGCACCAGTGCGTACACTCCTGGCATCAAAACCGTCGACACGTTCACAAACCCGTCCAACACCGCACAATCCTCCATGATCCACACCCACCATGACCCATCCGCACCCATTTGTCAACCCCCACCACCTGCCTTCGCGTACATACGTTTCAAATTTTGGGCGTGCAATTTAAAGAGGGTGCGCGCGAGCGGGCAAGACAAAAATTTGGGCCCCGGGGGGTCGAAGCCCCGAGGCCCTGGATGGATGACGCAGGTTAGTCCTTGGTGGCGAGCAGGCTGGCGTTCGCGGCCATGAACGCCTTGATCTGATCGGTGGCGGCGAGCAGGCGCTCCCATTGGCCAGCGTAGAGGGTGACGGGGAAGCGGCCTAGGCCGTAGATGCTGAGTGCGCCTTTCTCGGACACCTTGAGGGTCAGGGCCTTGGGTTGATTGGACGCCATCAGCATGGCGATGAGTTGCTCTTGCGTCAGCTTGGTCAGATCTTGATGGGTCATGGGAATTGGCTCCTAGTGCATCGTCGGGGCGGGGTGCCGTCGACCCGTGGAGAATGCGCCCGGTCGCCGCCAAACGCAAGCATCATGTTCGCATGGCAGCATTGCGCGGCGTGCATGGATCGCTCGCCCCCAATGGCATTGCTCTTGCACTTCTCGCGCCCTAGCGCCCTCTCATGAGGCTTTCATGAGGCTTTCATGGTCCTCCCATAGACTCATCGGGACGGGGAGGGGTCGTAGCCGTCCGGCCACGTGTCCGAGCGCTTGCTTGCTAGTAAAATTACACACATATATAGCTAGATAGACAGTCAACCTAACCGACAGACGTGCACAGACCCTAGTTGACCCGATGAGTCTATGGGGGGCACATGAGAGGCCCATGAGGGGGTGTGAGGGACGAGGATAGTGGCGTGGAGCAATAAACCATGTGAATGCCTCTGGTGAGCCCTGAAATGGTGGAAGATTTAGCTTGCAATCTGCGGATGAGTGTGGTACAATAAGAGCACAATCAAGAGGCAATCCCATGCGCGGAAGCACATACCGACTGACCTGGATTGATAGTTCAGGCGAGCGGCTTGAGTTGGGCTTAGATTTCAACAACTTCAGCGAGTTGATACTGTATGTGGATAGGTTGTACCCATATCACACAAGCTATGG